ATGACTGTTAAGGTCGGAAATATCCTGTCCCTAGGTGGGAACCTCTATGTTATGCCAAAGCACTTCTGGAGGAACATTAACAATGATCCCAAGACTTACGCAAAGCTCGTGTTGTTCTATCTTTCAAAGAAGGACTCGCGAGATTACGTTGCTGTCAACATCACCAGGGAAGAGTTGTTGTCCTTTCCCAATCACCACAGCCCTAACAGGGATTTGGTGTTTTTCACAGTTCCCAGGAGCATAATTCCTTGCCTCCACTCTAGTTTGAGTGAGTCTTGTTTCATTGCTGATGAGAATGAGTTGAAGAAGTACCAAGGTCGTCCAGTTGTTTTGCATCATGCTACTCCGGATGGCACAAAGATTGTCTATGACAGCCTGAGGTCCCAGAGTTTCCAGGTTGTTGAGAGCATCGTTGCATACAATGAAGACATGACTGAGAAGAGTGTCCAGAAAGGCATCGTTAACACGGGCCTTGACACTCAGCCGGCATATTGTGGATCAGTCCTAGTGTTCGATTACGGTTCAATACCGACGTCGAGCTACATTATAGGAATTCACACTGCGGCTAACAGGGCTGGCGATTCATACCAGACGTATCTCACCAGAGATATCCTGGTTGACGCAAAGAGTGCCCTTATGGATTCTCACGTCACCACCATGGATGTTAGTAACACTCTCCTAGAGTCTGGATTTTCAGTTGTTGATGTCCCAATGACACAAGCGACTGGATCCATTGTTGAAGTGTGTGGAGTTTCCCCATGCCCAAAACCATTGACCTCTACCTCCATTAGGATGGAAGATGCTGACGGCGGCTGGGTTGGTATGTTTGGGAGAAATCCCAGAAAACCAGCGTGGCTTAGGAACTTTGAGGGCAAAGATGGTAACACTGTCATGCCCTGGTTCAATGCTGTCTCGAAGTATGCTACACCTGTTAAGAGGATTAGGTTTCCCTACAAGAATGAAATGTTTGCAGTTGCAACTTCTGAGTTCACGAGGAAGACTGTTGGCCTCTATAGAGGACAGCTGTCGTATGAGGAAGCGGTCTTTGGATCATTACCATTGAGCTTTGGAGGGTTGCCTCGTGGCACCTCACCAGGCTTTCCATTTACTTCATATGGCAAGAAGAACAAGCAGTTTCTCTTCACTGATGACAATGAGCTTTCCCAGGCTCTTGATTCACAGGATGTGAAGGACGAGGTTGCTTTCATCATTGATAGGGCATCGAAAGGTGTCCGACTCAACCATTTCTACACTGACTTTCTCAAAGATGAACTGCGTCCCAGAGACAAGGTTGACGTTGGTAAGACCAGACTTGTTTCTGGCAGTCTCTTGGCTTATACCATAGCTGTCAGAGTTGCTTTTGGAGCTTTTATTGCCGCCTTTTACAAGTGCCGCATTCACAGTGGCATGGCGCCAGGTATCAGGACTGTAGATGAATGGGATAAGCTTGTCACCTATTTGAGATTTGGCAAGGATCCCATCGTTGGCTTTGATGGTGACTATTCCTCTTTTGATGCCAGTGAGCAACCAGATGTGCTTTGGCAGATTCTAGATTTCATCAATTCCTGGTATGGCAACGACGGTCATGCAATGACTCGCCGTGTCCTTTTCTACGACTTA